ATCATACTTAGTATCTAAATAATCGTCTATAGGTCTACCTAAATCTATATTAGCAGTACCAGAACTATTTTGAGGATATTTAAATCTTGCCAGTCTTGTAGCACTACCACTCTCATATAAATCAGCAATATATCTATACTGAAACTGAGGTACATTAGAACTACTAACTGTATATATCAAATTAGTATTCGATACATTAGGTGAAGTCGGTTCTTGTAATATAGTTATTGCCATATACTACTTGTTAAATGTGTTTCCTATAGTGTCTGCTACAGTTTCTGCAGTTGCCATAGCTATAAGATTTAAACCTTTACTTTCCACCGGAGAGACGATACTCTCTTTTATAAATGGTTTAGGTCTTAGTCCTTGTTTATATATTTTTTTTCTTGCACCAAAAGGTAAATTACCTCCTATCATTTTAAAGTTACCTGTAAACTGACCCGGTGTATTTTCTGAATTAGGATTTGCTCCTATAGTATTATTACCAGCACCTCTAACACCACTATCTTGATAGTATGCATAACTATCCATAGTAGATTTAATCGCCGGACCTTTATCTGTATCTACTATTTCTTGCTTTATTGTTCTTGTAAAGTTAGTAGTAGAGAATACAGCAGAAGCAAGTGATCTCTTACTTGCCAATATTAAGTCCGATAATTGTTTAAGTGCTTTATCTAACATATTACGGGTATTCTGGATAATCACAGTAGTCTAAAGCAAATGGTGAAGTAACGTCTACATTACCAACCCATCCAAATACTCTATCTTGAAACCCTTCTTGAACCGGTATACATCCGTTTAGACTCATTCCTATTGTATCATAGTTAGTAGCTGTTTGAAAATTAAACCAGGCCATTATATCGTATATATACATCTCTGTATCTGATATTAACTCCGTGTTACTCTGAGCTTTCATAGCCTTTGGTATATCTAAACTGTAAAGTTCAAAAGATAAAGTTCTTAGAGCCGTAGTATAGTTTGACGCCATAGGTCTTAAGAATATATACGGGTATTTTCTCGATTGAGAACTTGCATCTAAGTAATCTATAGTGCCGGTATCAAATGAAGCAATACTAAGATGCTGATCACAAGCTACCTGAAATAGGTTTACTATATTTTGATAAGGTATATTGTATTTGTTAGTATCTATTGCCATTACTTTATTTTCTGTATTACATCATAACCTACCATTAGTAGAGATGCTATTTGTCTATCACTTCTACCTTTAGATCTAAATCTTTTAACCTTCTGTTCTAACTCAGACTCTGCTTCTTTTATTATTTCTAAAGTTTCTTCAAACCCAAAAGGTTTAGAAAGTTCTTGCTCCTTTTGCTCTATTGGCTGCTTTTTGCTCTGCTTTTTTGATTTCTTTGTCATAATCTTTTTGTATTTCTAAGTAGTTTAATGCTGTTAATAAGTTAACTTCTGTTACGTTTTTATCTCCGGTTAATTGAAGGATGGTTGATTTAGATAGGGTAAATAATGTCCCAAACCAGCCCCAGTGTTCAGAGAAAGATTTTGGAGTATTAGTTTCTCTGCTTTCTTCATCGTCTTCTGTGTCATTGTTCCCTCCGAATAAGCTGTATGATTTAAATATAAGCCTGCGCTGTTCAAAAAAAAACTTAAACCGCCTAAGAACAAATGTACTGGGAATTCCTTATAATCTTCTGATCTTAAATTAGCTTTTTCTGTATCGTAGTCTTCTATTGTATACCAATCAAATACATTCGACACTTCGTTTGCTGCTACTTTAATTCCTTGCTTAATGTTAAATACTATATCGTTGAACTTAGTCTTAACTATTGGTCTGTATAGTATAGCTGCTAACTTATTCATATTACCGGTTAAGTCTTTTGAGTAGGTTTCTAAATCTATATACTCTCCTAACGAGCTTTTTCTTATATCTCGGTAACCGTATAGTTGACCGTTAAATTCAATTATAGGGTAAAATAATTCTTTATGAGAAGCTACCTCTGTGTATATGTCAGATACTTTTTTTAAGCTCTCTATATTCCATTTCTTAACTTCTTCTAATGGCTCTCCTGTAAGAGTAGCAACAGTAAAGCATAATCTGTGAAAAGAGTTAGTCCCTTTATAAGACATCATCTCTTGATACTTACTTATGGTAAGGTATTCGGGAACTTCTAAGTTTAGTTTTTTTGTTTTTGCCATATACTTTAATAAATATTTACTTACTGTTTATTCTCTACACTACTTTGGTTTCCTAAACATCGGTGTTGTCTTACGGAAATTACCTACTCTTATCGTTCCTCTGTCAAGGAATTTAACTCTACTATAGTTAGCCATCATTAATGCATCCAGGTAATCGTCATTAGCTCCAGGTACATGACCAAAGCTTAATTTACCATTTGCCGATAGTTTATAAGTATAAGTAGATAATTCGGTATGCAATTCCGGACATAACTCTCTTGTTGGTAACTCTATCGTATAGGTTTGTATATCTGTTATAAGTTTTCGTACTATATCTTGTTTGGTTTGTTGAGACATAAAGAACTTTTTAATCCTACGATAAGATGGATTTATTAAGTCAAACATCGCTGCACCAATACCATTTCCTTCTATCATACCTCCTACTACGTTATAATTTGTTAGTATGCCTTTAAACGTATCTGCTATAACGTTTATATTCTCATTATTCATAGCATGCATGTTTAATACTCTACCGGCTGGATTAATAATACATATTACAGACATATCACTACTAAGGCCAGTATCCACCCCTACAAAGACATCTTCTTTTCTTATTGACCAATCATTTACTGTTGATACTTGATCTACTCCAACAAAGACGTCATTTCCGGAATCAATAAACTCTGCTTCGAATTCTTGCCTAAAAATATCGGGAGGTAATGACTTTTTAGCTTCACCTATAACTTCAGGTTTAACATAAGGACATTCACTTAGAGGAAACCTCATACTAACCGTTGATGGTCTTATAAAGTATTCGTAAAATGCATTCTTTCCTTTTGGTGTACTTATTAGTAATAGTTTTTTACCGTACGGGTTAAGCGTGGGCATCACCGATTGGTCTATTACTCTATCCTTCATAAAAGCGGCTTCATCACATATAACGTGTGTAAATCTATACCCCCTTATCGAGTCAGGACTATCAGCAGATAAGAACTTAAGAGTTGATCCGTTAATAAATTTGATCTGTAGTTCCATTCTATTGCTTGATTTAATAATAGCTTCGTTACCTTCTATTATCTGATCAAATACATTTCTACATTGGCTGTATATAGGGCATATATAAGCACCTTGCTGGTTGTCTTTATCTAACATCCAGAACATCATCATGTTAAGACTTAGTAACGATTTACCGCTTCCCCTACTACTACTTACTACTCCTATAAGATCATCTGTATTTATAAACTTATCTATAAATTCTTTCTGCAAAGGATATGGTTCAAATAGTACTACCTCCATATTACTCTTCTATTCCTCTAAACTTAACGTTAACCGAATCTATAGTAGCTGATACCTCTTGTTTAATAATCTCATGTCCGGTATATCGAAAGATCATCTTAATTGCATCTGCTGCTATTTTAGGATCATCACTTGCAAGGTTTTCAATAACCTTATTTACTGCCGGTCCTAATTGTTTGTATAGTCTATCTTTCCAAGCATCGTCATATACGTCTTTTGATTTAGTAAAATAGCTACAATAGGTCTGTTCTGACTTATCATTGTATTTCTCTTTCATGTACTTAACGTACCTCTTCTGTGTATAACCTTGATTATACCTAAGGTCGTAAGCCTCTTCCACTCTTTCTTTTAGTTCTTTGTCGTTAGATTTAGTACCTGCCATTAGATGTTGATTAGATATTTGTTACTAATAAATAGTCGTTAATTGCTTATTTCTACAAACGTATATCCTTTATAGCTTTTGGCTGTATTGTTTAAAACTCTACTAACCCCTATACAGTGTTTAAATCCTAACTGTCTTGCTGTCTCTAATACTCCTTTTATAGTCTTAAAGTATTTTTTTTCTACTATCTGGGTATAACTACCTATACGCTTAAGTTTTACTTTGTATACCTTTATGGTTTTAGCTCGATGGATTTGTTTCTCTCTAAAGTCACCATAGTTCTCTACTCTTTTCTTTTTAGCACTCTCGGTTTTAGTTTTTGGTAATTTAACTTGTACTACATACCAGTAGGGTTGTTTATCTATAGGATAGCCGTTACTACGCTGTAACTCTCTTTCGCGATCAGATGCTAAGTAGATATCAGTATGCTTCTCTAAGATTTTTATTTGATCTTTAGAGACACCGTATTTTTTGGTATGCTGTCCTACTCTTGCTTCAAAGTCGTCAGTACATCCTATTTTAGAATGTCCTATTACCTCGTAGATTGTGTATACTGTTTTAGTGTTTGATTTTTTAATCTCCATTGTTTTTCTATATAAGTGTTTTTAATTGTATCGTAATTATACTCCCAAGGTAGATCATCAAATAACGATTTCATAGTAACTGATCCTCCTCCAAGATTGACTATAATGTTATATCTGGTTATCCATACCTTTGCTTGGTAACCTGTTTTAGTATTTACTACTCTACCTAAGTTAGTAATAATAAAGTGATCTGTTCTTTTACCCGGTAAAGATGTTATTCTTTGAAACTCTTCTTCTTCTTCTATTGACGCTAAGGCTACCTCTTCTACAAACCAGCTACGTTTTTCTTTAGAAGGTTTTATAGCTTTAGTAAAATCTAAACCGTTATGATAAAGCCTTAATGCTTCTTGGTATTCTTCATTTGTTATGTACTCCATGTAACTCTTCTTCTAAAAACTGTTTAAATTTAACCGTAACGTATTTCTTTAAGTCTGGTATTTCACATTTACATCCTCTCTTTCTTATCTTATCTTCCCCTGTAAGTATTCTTTCTGCCTCATAATATGCTGCTAATACTTTATCGGTAAGAACTGCATCCATTGAGAAGTAGTCTACTATAAAGGTATTTTTAAGCCATAATTTTTCCGACTGTGTCATAATATAAAAGTGATAGCAGGGAGCTGAAGAGAATAACCCATCTTCGGAAGATAAATGGGAGGCAGTAAACATATAGAAAAAGCTCCCCTACTATCGAATATTTTACTTACTGTTAGCAATACTCTCTAAATACTTATGTACTATACCGTGTATCACCCTCTTAAACCGTCTCTCTCGGCGTATCTTTCTTTTCTTATACAATACTATAAGTTTACTACCGACGTACTTTAGAGACAGTATTATGTTTATAATAATAGATAGTCCTAAAAGTGCTTTTATAAATACTTCTTGCATAGTTCGTTTAATTTTTTTAGTTCTCTTTTTACATCTCTTGCTATAGTAGAAGATGGTATTCCGTATTCTTCTGCTATCTCTTTAAACTTATGACCATACATAATATTTTTACGTATTATCATTTGCTCATAAGGTCTGAGTTTTAACATCTCACAGTGTATACATTCCTCTAATGGTGATCTTTCAGTAAGTTCAAAATCTTCTTGGAACGATAAATGCTCTTTAGCATAAGCGTGATTGTCAAATAACTCTCTTGTATTACCTAAGAATTTACGATGCTCATGGTAAAACTTAGTAGTAGGTCCAAGTTTAAGTTGCTGATTCATTATTACTGTGATTAGGTTTTCTAATTTACCTATCTCAATAGTATGCAACTGAATCTTTAGGTCTTTCTTTAAAAACATCTCGACAGAGAGTTGCAGTAAGTCGTCCGCCCATTTTGAACTACCCCATCCGCAAACTTTTTCGGCATTGATCTTTAGCTGTGGAAATACCTTAGCTAATTCGTCTCTTACAAACTTCTCTTCTGTCGATAGTTTCTTCATTAATCCTCTAAAACTGGAACTGATGTAGACGGTTTAGTTAGTTCTAAGAATAACTTCTTTTCGTCTTGTATCTTATCCTTAAAATACTTACCATTAATGTTACCGTTTAAAGACTTATCATCCTCTAATGCTCCTAAGCAAAATAATGCTTTGGTTTCAAAATAGGTTAATCCAATCTTTGAAAAGGCAAGGGTAAGTATAACTTTCTCTACGTTAGACCATTCTTGAACGTCTTTATTAGAAGACTGGTAGTCTAACCATTTGCTTTGCTTGAACTCAACTCTTTTTTTCTTCTGACCTTTTAGTGGTGGCTTAGTAACCTTAGCCATTAACTGTTTACGTCCAATGTAAAATTCGTACGTATCTAAGTTAGTAATCATATATACAAATCCATACGTACCTTCTGGAAAGTCATTTATGTCTGTGATTACCTTACTACCGTGTTTCCAACTCATAACTATTATCTTTTGATTGCTAATTCTTTTTCGTACTCTACTCTTTCTGCTAAAGTCTTAAGTACATCGTATTGTTTCTCTGTTACTGTTTGACCTGTAAAGTCTAAGATACCCTGTATAAAGTTTATCTCCCAAGTATCTTCAGCTTTAAACATACTCTGAAGTTCTTGTAGGTTTACTGTTACTCTTTTATACATAGCCGGTGTTACCTCTTTATCAGTATCTGGTTTGTATAAGTTTCTTAATCCTTGGTTATCGTTATACTGCTTAGCTGAGATACTACTCTTAGTAGCTGATTTATACTCTAACTGTTTAATTCTAAACTCTAATTCTTCTATCCTTCTTGCAAAGGTTTTTGATACTGTGATCAGGTTTTCTATTTTCTCTTGATTATCCATTACTGTTTTTTTGGTTTGATAAATAATTTAATAAATTCTCTTCTTGTCATAATTTTTATTGTTAATGTTTACTTTTAATAAGTTACGAACTTTTTCTTTGGGAAGCAACTTATTGAAATACTACTTGTGCTCTTTTAGCTTGTTCTAATCTTTCTAACTCTTGTTCTGTAAGGTAACCATTATCTTTTACCTTATCATTCTCTTTAGCTTTCTCCTTCGCATTAGCCTTTGCCTTTGCCTTAGCCTTAGGACGACTTTTCTCTGCATCCATTCTGTAGACAGTCTTAAGACTCTCGGTAGACTCCCTCCCTTTAGTCTCATTACTCTCTGTATCCTTGTTAGCTACTCTCTCATAATTTCTTTTAGTTCTCTCTAAATGGCTCTGTATACTGTCCCACATAATATCTAAAACTAAAAACTCTTCTGGTATCTCAGGTAATGTTTCATCCATATAAGATGCATACATTAGGTCTACCAGTAAACCTTTTTCTTCTTGTGACATTTTCTTTATATTCTTATGCCAGTCGAAGTACATTAAAAATGACATTCTTTTTTTACTCATAATAACTTTAATAATAAAACCCCCTTAAAGGCCGGGTCAAGTCGGACACTCTAAGGAGGCTTTGTAAATTCTTTAATAGTGCTTGACCTTCACTGTTTATATTAAGATAAGAATAATAATTCAATTTACCAACTATCTTTTAAGCTTTAAGTACTTAGAGTAGAACTTAAGGTTGTACTCCTTTATTTTAGCATTGTAGCCCTTTATCTTCTCATACTTAGCTCCATGGGGTAACTTATCTATATTCTGAAATATATATCCAGCTGCTGGTCCTTTCTGTATAATACGTTGCTGTTTAAGATTTGTTGAGATTAAACCTCTTGAGCATTTCATTCCAAATACTAAATGCATTCTGGACTCAAAGTATCTTCTGTGACCATCTTTATGTATTGCTACCATTGGCTTTCTTCTCTTTATAGCTGCTTGCTCAGAAGAGTTATCTCTTAAACCTATATTCCAGCTGTGTCTTATATTATCTGAGTGAGTCATCCATTCTAAGTTCTCTAATTTGTTATTAGCCTTATTACCGTCTTTATGGTTCACTTGCAATAACTCATCTTTAGTAGGATTAAAAGCTTGTAATACCAACCTGTGTATCTTTTCAAGTTTAGGAATTACACCTCTTTTATTAGGGTAATAACCAAATCGTGCATCTTCTGGATACATACGAATAAACTTATAACCTAATTTATCGGTTTGTAATTTAAGAGGGGTGATGTTTTTTACTGTAGAGATTGCTCTACCTTTAGTGGAGATTAAATACCTGGGGAAGTCTTCCACTTGCTTCCATTCTTCTTTTTTGTTTTTCATGTTTACTTTTATTATTACTATTTATATAATATACGATATATTTACCGTATATGAAACTATTCTCTAATAATAAATAGGCCATATTTAGCCAAACAAATAAAAGAATTATGAAATGTTATAAATGCAGTAAACCAATGAGAGAAATTGTAGACTTTACCCTTGAACCAATATACTATTGCATCGAGTGTGATATACTAAAGAAAGATACCGGAACTACCGTAGAATAATTGTGTCTCTCCTATTATCTATCTTAACCTATATACTTATATAGGAAAGGTTTTTTTTGTGAGAGAGACGGTATATTACTAAGTGTTTAAGTTATCTCCTGGATAAGCAGCTTCATAAGAAGATATAACGTCTGTAATTTCACTATCTGTTAAAGCTGATTCATACATAACATAATGCTTAATGTTAAAATTTGTACCGTAAGATACATCCGATCTTGCTCTTCCTCCTATAGCTAATCCTTCATTTTGACTATTACCTAAAGTATCTCTTGGACCTTGATAAGTGGTTGTAAGCTCACCTATTGATCTACCAGCCTCTTCATCTGCTCCAACCCCACCACCATTAGAAGTATTTCTTACTACTTGAGAATGGTAATTATCTAATTGAGTACCTGTAATATTTGATGCACCGTTATAAGACCAGTTACCAATTTTATTACCTGAATTATTTGCTACTGTTGATACAGTTGTAATGTTAGAAACTGCACCACCGGTTGCCTGATAAACTGTACCTGGATAATAAGCTCCGTTAAAAAACATAACTGGACTCCATTCTTCTGGCTGAGAACCAGCAGCTGTAGATGGTCCCTTCCAACTCACTACCCAATTGGTCCAACTTGTCGAAACCCAATTAGGTTGACCAAACCATATAGTAGTATTTGAAGTATCTGCTCCAAAGTTACCGTCTGTGTTATAAGTACCTGATCCATATCTTCTTGCCAGTACACTATTTGTACTCGTTCCATTACCATTAAATGTTGTATGTGTAGTGTTAAAAGTTGGTGCTACGTAAGCAGAAGTATATTTAGTTCCCGTTGTACCTGGAGCTAAAGTACCTGTGTTAGAACCTTTAGAAGCTATAGAAGTTACATCTGTCCCTGACAACGTCATAGTTGAACTGTCGGTAAAATCATACCAAAAGTATGGAGATATAGCTCCTCCTAAGGTTGGATCGAATCCTCCTCCTCCACCTCCTGCTGCTGCTGCCATAAAGGCAAATGGTTGATACATATTAACTAAAGTTTAATAATCCTGTTCCGTATACACTTGTAGCATCTGTCGTTACAAATGTTAATATATCTACTGCATCTACTGCTGCTGTTACTGTTGGTGCTGTACCGTCTGCAAACTTAAAGTCCGGACTAAAGGATAAAGTACCTGCTGCTGTAGCATTATTTGTTACTGTTAAAGTTATTGTTTGTCCTGCCGCTACATTTGTTGCATCTAAGTGAGTATCTACTCCATTGGCAAGAGTTAAGTTAAAGAAGTTTCCATCATTAAAGTCCATTGATGCTGTTGTAGAAGCAATAGCTAAACTTGTAACTGCGCCTGTTACTTGACCGTCTATAGCTAAACTACCTGTAATATTTACACTTCCGGTTGCCTGTAATCCTGATACAGCTTTTATTTCTTTATTAACATGGAATCTATCTTGACCTTCTGAAATCCACCATACAATATCGTTATTGTACTGGACCTCTAAAGCCAAGTTACCCGGATCGTCTGCGTTGAAAGTACTTAATGCAAAGGTTCCAAAATCTCCTGTACCTCTATCTTCTAACCTATGTGCAGCATAAACTCCTCCACTTGCAGCATAAGATGCACTATCGGTAAAGATATTCATAGAAGGATACTGTAACCCGTATCCGGATGATCCGACCGTTATAGCATTTCCTCCATTACCTCCTAAAGCATTTATTACACCTGAAGTTTGTACAATACTACCATTAGCATTTGTTGTTCCATTTATGTTTAAGCTACCAGTTAATGTTTGTGAACCAGTAACTATAAGACTGCCTGTTATTTGAACTCCTGCTTTAGCTTTTACTTCTTTTTCAACGTTAAAATAATCATGATTAGGTGATATCCACCATACATGGCTATTATTAAACTGCATACCTAAGGCTATTTCACCTACTGCATTAGGGTTGTAAGTAGAAATCTCTAAAGTAGCTTCAGTATTTCCTCCTGCTCCACCTCCACTTGTTCCTAAATCTTTTAAGAGATAACCGGCAAAGATATTATTTGGATAAGTATCTTCGTCTGAGTATAGATATGTTTGAGGATACTGTAAACCGTTTGTTGAAGTACCAAGTGTTATAGCACCGTTTCCGTTACCTACACCTGAACCATTCATCTCTAATTTATCTGCAATCACATCACCCATTGTAACATTTGTACCGTCATCTGTAATAGAAGAATCTACTACTGTGTGGTTACCTGTTCCTTTTAGTATCGTATTAGCTGAAGGATATGTTTCTGAACCTTTACTACCAGATGCACCAGTTAACATACCTGCAGAAGAACCTCCTGTCTCTACCTGGATCCAATTATCATCTACACTATCCCACTCAAATGAACCAGTCAACCCAGAGCCACTGTCATATACCTTTATTCCCGCATATCTTGCTGTTGGTGAATCTGCATTAAGTACTATAAACTCATCACCTATAATTGTAGCTGAACCTGTTACTGTTTGTAAGTACCCTATAGAAGCTGAAGTAAATGAAGCATTAGAAGCTGTTATTGCTCCTGATATATCTAAACTACCTGTAATGTTAGCTCCTTGTCTCATAGCTAACTCTTTAAGTACTTTTATATCACTTGTTTGATCCATTACAAATGCCCAGTGGTTAAATTCGCCACCACTACCTCCACCTGCAAGGACTGTAAATGATCCAGCACCAACTCCTCCAAAAGGAGTAGCATTAGCAAACCTACCTAATAAAGTAGGTAAAGGTTCTGTACCAGAAGTATCCGATATAGTAATATTAGCAAACTTAGCTGCTGAACCACTATAGTCGTTATATAAGTTTACGTTAGGTGTACCTGTTGGTGAAGTTGAATCCCCAACTCTTACTGTAGGTACTGAAGAGTTTACTTGAAGCTGTCCGTCTACATCTACATCTCCTTTAATTGGTAAAGTACCTCCTGAAGCTGTTATTGCTGAGTTGTTTTGCATCTCTAAATTTACCGGACTACCTGCAGGACCAAATTGTACTGGACCTGATTCAAAGCCTGTAATACCTCCACTAAATGTGTTACTACCGTTGTTAAAGAATTTATTACCGTAAAAATGCATACCATCATCTACTGTACTTCTTATTACTCCTTCAAGACTACTTCCTCCTGTTCTTGGAGCTCCTAAAACAAATACATCTTCTCCTGAGCTTAATCCCGATTGACTAACTACTAAAGAACCTGTTATTTGAGCATTACCTGTGAATGGAAAAGCAGTAGTACTAAAAGAAGACGTTGCAACTGCTTGTGGAACACCATTAGTATCACCTACCCAAGCATATCCTGCTGTAATATTAGGTAAGTCATTTGTTCTACCTGCTCCTTGTATTATTATCTCTCCATCAGAAGCATCTATCTTAGCAGCTGTACCAATATTTTGAATTAATGCTGAACCTGTAGGCTTAGTAGAAGTTAAAGCTCCACCAGTATGAACGTATACCGAAGCTCCTGCAGTTAAACCTGAAGTATCTAATCCTATATCTCTACCTGCTATAATACAAGTACCGGCAGAGTTATTTGTTAATTCTGCACTTAGTAAACCAATTGCTGGCATAGCTGAAGCACTATCATTTGAAGCTGCAATAACATCTACATTTTCCCCTGTTACGGAAACGGCATGTACTGCTGTTCCTTTTGCTAACGTTCCTCCTGAAATATTTTTTACTGTAATAACTAAATCTTCTGCTTCTGTAGCATTAGCAACGTTATTAATAGTGTTAGTGAAGACAGATCCATCACCCTTAGTATAAGTTATAACAGCATCTACATTGCTTGCTGTGACCAAAAGGCTACCAGTAGCTAACGCTCCCGCTGTATTAGTAACTGTTACATTACCTGTAGCTTGATCTACTGATATACCTGTACCTGCTATAATAGAAGTAACTCCTGTACCTGGTGCATAAGAAGCACTTAAGGCTGTTGTTGCAAAAGAAGCTGAAGTAGCTTGTGAAGCAGTAACGTGTAGAGTAGTAATTCTACTACCTGTACCGTCTACTACTGCAGATCCGGATACTCCTACTTCTATACTTCCACTTCCTTGTAAAAGTTGTTCGTAGGTGTTTCTTATTTCCTGTCCTGTTAAATCAAAATTGCTCATTCTTTATTTTTTTAGTTTGGTGGGTATTGTCTGTATCTTTTAGAGAATATAGGTATACCTGCTCTTCTCATATATTCTGTCATTCTTCCCGATCGACTCATAACAAATGGCGAACCATAGGAAGAATCATAATCTGGGTTAAGTTGGTATAGTTTTGTATTTGCTGTAAGTTCTGGAAATTGAGCTTCTTCTTCAATAAGGTAATCAGTTGTTAATTCAGCATAGAACTTATACTTATTTTCTGCAGTTCTCTTTTTTACTTCATACATAGAACGGTCAACAGGTAAAGACTGATCACCTCCCTGAGCTACTAACAGCCCATTATTACGAGGCCTTACGTATATATCATCGTAAATGTAATACAGTGAAGCATATATAAGAGTATTCTGAATGTAATTCTCTAACAATGTTTTGTAGTATTCATTACCTGAACTATCAATAGTCCCTGCATCTACTAAAGCAATAAGCTTGTTATATAATAGAGTTCCTGTTAATGCTTGAATCTTTATATCCTGAGCCTCTCTTATAGAGTTGTTTATAAATGCTGTATCAAGGTTAGTTTCTAAACCACCATAAGTTCTTATGAAATTTTCGCTGATAAATAATGTTGTAGTCATGCTTATGTTATTTCTGGTGTTATATCTTGTTTTTGTACTTGTTCGTTTTCTTCATCGGATACCTCTACTGAAGTTATTACCTCTTCTTCCATTTCTCCATCTTCAAATATAGTTATCGTTTCTACCCCTAATATAATGTCACTATAGTTATAACTAAGTATACCTTCTAATTGTTTAAGTATCTCCTTTTGCATCGGCATAATAACATTTTTTTCGAATAATATACGAGCATCGATCATTTCGTTTCTATTACCTAAACTACCAGGTTGTTGTATACCTAATAGCAAAGGAGAAGTAATCCTATGTGCTGTAAGTATTTTTTGTGATACTAAATCGTTTATAGTAGTATAGTATGTATCTGTTGTAGCTGGATTTATGGCCTGTATATCAGGTTTTTCATCAGGCGACTGACAATCCATATACACAATATTGCCAGCATTACCTGCTCCTCCGTAATTTGCTCTTAACATCTCTTCTACAGCTTTAGTATCTGCCTCAGTACCATTCATAAAAGTTGTAATAGCTAAAGAAGGTACCATTCCATTGCTTATATTTGAGCTGTGAAATAAGTCTATCTGTGAATCAAGTTCACAAATTCTTAAAGCTGATACATAATCAGGCAAACAGTAAACGTCTTGACCTGGAGAATACTTATGAGGTACAAAGATCTGACTTTCTTCCTCGTGTCTTTTATCCCAGTTAAATACCGGTAAGTACTGATACTCTTGGTTAGGTTGATAATACTCACCCCACTCTGAGTTAATATAGTATCCGGGTATAAAGCCTCTTTCGTTTTTTTGTTTAGCCCGTATGTAGGAATAGTCTATATGGTGAACGCTTGCTATTCTTGATTTATCTCTTGAATAAATAATCTCTAAAGCAAAGCTACCGTGTAGTTTGTAATCCAAAGATACCATGTTAAAAATATCGTTCCAGGATTGTCCATATCCATTAGCTTTTTCTAATGCAAACTCATAGTTAGAAGTAAGTCCCTCCCCTACTATACCTTGTACTATAGAATTTATACAAGAAGCATTTAGTGATGATCTGTTATATAAGTCAATAACGTATTGTGGAAAAAGGTTATCTTCTCCTGATTTTAAATACTTACCATCTGATGATCTCTTTTCAATGTTTCTTCTTATAGGAGTATGAAACCTCTCTATCGACTTAAAAGTCATTTTTTCTTTTTTCTTTGCCATTTTTAGTTACTATAAGTTTTATATGCACCATACAGTGAAGGTCCTCCGCCAAACTGTGTAGATGTAATTGTGTCATCTCCTTCTACTTTTACTCTCCCTTGATCTAATGTTCTTTTATTAGTTACTACACTTCCTGCATCCCAATTAAAGTCTGCTGCTCCAAAAGTATCTGAAGCTGTACTCCATATTAACGGTGGACCTGATATACCTTCTACAAGGTTATATGTGTACATCCCTGAAGCAGAGGGTATCTGTGATGATGGCGCTGAAAATAGAAGGTATCTACCTAAACTATTCTGTGGCACCGGGGCTAACTTACCTAAGTCTATACTTGCACTCGATAAGTCGTAATCTTGTGTTAACTCTAATTCAAAAGATCCAGAAGCCAAATCATGGTATATACTTGCCGTAGCAGGTGATATAGCTAATGTATTTGTAGTAGTTCCTGGCTTGATTAAGTTTAACATATATGTGTTTTAAAAAAAGGGTATGATAGTTAAACCATACCCCATTTTAGTTTATTTAGGATACTGTGATCCCGTCTAAAGCACTTAAAAGTGTTCCGTCTGAAGATTCAACTTCAAATATAGGTCGAGGTTCCATTGCTGTAAGTGTTATATTATACCCACTTTGATCGGCAAAAGCCAAACCTGTTCCTCCATCTGCTGCTGATAATGCTGCTCCGTTGTATCTACCCATAAGAAAAAATCTACCACTGTAACTATCAGCAGAATCTAAGCCATTTTGTGTTTCGGCTACTACTGTTAATTGGGTGTTTTTTCCAAGAGTTAATACTTGATTACGTATAGCTGCATCTAACTTGTGTAAGACTACTAAACCGTCTTGCTGGTAAAAAATACTACCTGCCTGTAAACTTGCGTTAACAGTTTCTGTTAGACTTGCATTTTCTTTTTGCTGTTCGAATTTATAAAATATTCCTGAACCCGAAATACCACTTATTAAGCCTTCTGATGCTTCATCGTAAGTAGATACTGAACCTGATAAAATGTACCAGTTTTTCACGCCACCTACCGACTGTCTGCAAGGAATTTCATATCCTGATGTTACTAAACAACTCATAATATATAATTTTTTTAAAGGTTAATAAAAGGGGCAGAATTAACTACCCCCGTTAAGTTTATTTGGCTCAATTAAGCTAATTCATTAGATGCGAAATACTCTGGGTGACCTACGTTCACTCCTAATTTATTTCTTAGTCTATATTTCAAACTGTCATCATCGATTGAGAACCAAACCTGGAAGTTTGAAGTGTCACTTGTTAAATCTGTACCGATAAACATGTCACTTGGAGGGCCAATAATGACTCTCTCACTTGTTCTCAAGCCCCACGTACCAATTATTTCTACGTTGGGATATCCTGGAAGTGGTACTTTGTAGTAAGTCCCGCTTCTTTCAACACCTGCTGGGTCGAAGTGGAATAAATTTTGCGTGACCAAGTTTTTGACAATTTTTTGAAACACTGAAGTTCCAACCCATACAATTAGATCTTTATCTAATACGTTAGCGTCTAATAATGCAATACCGTCTGTAATTTGGTCATAAGCATTAGCTGCTGTTATAGGAGCTCCAAATTCAGCTGATCCCGTTTGAGAAGCTGCTGGTACTTTTACTCCTGCAGTTGATCCAGATAATAGTTTTTTGAATCCATCTGCCTCAGCCGTTACAGTTGAGTTAGCAAATACTGATCCAGAAACTGCATTCCAGATAAAGTCATCATTATCTTGTTGAGCTTTAGCAACTAAATCGTTACCAAGGTCAGTTAAAATATTAATAGAGTCTTCGTAAGAACCTTCTGGTAAAGAAGATACCCCTAAATATTTCTCCGTTAATAGCTGTAAGTTCCAGTAGTCCAGTGCTGTTCTCTTGGATACCGTTAAGTCTCTTTGAGAAAATTCTGTTGATCCTGATGGACTTGATACAGTGTCTCCTCCTTGGAAGTAAGGGTCTACTGAATAAAGGTTAAGTGGTGTTTTATATTTTACGTGCTCCACTACATTCACGAATTCTGAAGTATTCCCCCTAAAGGTTATGTCTCCTATCATAACTCCTGCCAATGAATTTCTAAATTGGTCAAGAGCTGCTACATTAAATCCCATAATAATTATTTTTTAGAATTGTTAATTAATCTGCTATATGCTCTTTTATTGGCAGCAGACATGTTAGTTGTTTTTACGTCATCTACCTTCTGAGTAGAGAACTTTTTTTCCATTGCTGGAGTTTTAGAAGGCTCGCTTAAGTATTCTTTCATCTTAATTTCGTGCTCTTCAAGTTGTGCCATACAAGATGACATCTTTTTTTCTAAGTCTTCAATCTTAGGTCCCATCTCTTCCATTATAGCTTCGATGATTACCTCTTTGATATCTTCCTCAGGATGCTCTTCCATTACTTCTTCTTCGATGATAATTTCATCTCCGTGTTCTGCAAGTTCAGTAGCTTCAGTTTCTTCAGACATTTCTTCTAAAGAACCTTCACCAGACGCATCTGGTCTCTTTATACCCGTAATATCTCCTGCTTCATTTACAGTTACAGTAATACCACTTTCAGTAGTATGTTCTCCTTCTGGAGCGATAACGTCTTCTCCTCCATCAATTATTACGTACAACTTATCACCGACAGCAAACTCAGCATCCTTTTTATTGGATATCTTAGTACCGTCAGCTAAAGTAGCTTCTGCAAATTTAATAGGTTCTGTAGTGTTATCTTCTGTCATTTTCTCTGTTAATGAGAAGTAAGATTTTACAAGGTCTTTCAAATCTTTCTTAGTCATATTACTAATTTTGTTAAAAGGTTACTTGTGTTTATATATACGATAAATAGGCAGAGATATCGTTTATTGAAAATAGTAGCAGAGAGACGATCTTAGACGGCTATTTACCGGTAAGAAAATCTTTTACTATCTTAAAGGCATACCCTCCTGCTGCTCCAATAAAGCCAAGCACTAATGCCATTAATAAATCTTGTACCATAAATCCGGTTGTAAAGAAAGTAAAAATAAATCCTGTTTTAGTTTCGGGTGATATTACCATAGTTATATATCTTTATATCTTTATATATGTATATATTTATATATTGTTTAAGCTTGTACTAATTTGTCTGCAAAATAACCTTCTAAACTAAATCCTTTAACTTCTCCTGCCTTGATTAAATCCCATACTTTATCGTCATTGATCTGGTAAGTAGCCATCCAAGTATTTTTAGGCATTGTCATACCGTATATATTAGACTTATCATTCTCTGGATCTTCTACCAACCAGCTTTCTGTCATTACACTATCTACCATTATTGACGAGTCATGTTCCAGGTTAACTTGATCAACTCTTTTATCTTTAAGCATTCTTTCGGATATTTGCTTTACTGTATCTTCTGAGAAAAACACGTAATAAGGATTACCTTCTTGATCTAATCTTAAGATTAATTTATTAGGAATTAGTAAAGGTCCTGTTACTTTCTTTTGTTCTTCCTCTACATTGAACTTAAAGTTATTGGAACTCTCTTGTAATGCAAGTGTCTCTCTAATGTTCTTTTGGTCCTGTTTAGATAACTTAGCAATGTATTCTTCTCTATTGGAGAGACTATCTTTATCTCGTTTGATTCTTTCAAGTTTTTTTTGTGCCCATTTAATACCTTGATCACCTCCCCATCCTAACCAAGCTACATATCCTTTATCTTTCCAAGGTGTGCCTCTATACTCTGGGTTTATTACTGCATTTCTTCTGTGTCTTTCAAATGCTGCCATACGGGCTATAGTAGATTCTGATATATTCTCTTTGTTACATAATTGGTTAGCTCTCGCAAGTCCTACTTGAGTCATACCTTGAACTTCATCTCTACCATGTTCATCTATCCATCTTAATACTTTACAAGCATTGTTAGAAGCTGCTTCTGGATAATCGTTATAAGATTCTAATTCGTATTCTCCTAATGGTAAACTACCCGGTCCTACTTGCTGAGTATCGTAGTATGCTGCTAACTCTTCTTTTTGTACTAAATAATTTGCTACTATATCTACGTGACCTTGAACCCAATCTACATTATGGTCCATACCTAATGCTTTGTCTATCTCTCTCATTACATCTCTAAAGTCATCTGCTAACGCTATTACTTGCTCGTATTCATGCTGTGTAGCTGCTTCTTTAGCAATAACTTTCTTT